GTGTAATCCTTGACTAGCAATGAGTTGGTCCGGTTGCGGCAAGATCTGCGTTGGCATTTTATTGGCGGCATGCTTGGCTAAGAGCCCTGCTCTCTGGGAGGCAGTAATATGGGGTGCGCTTTTGGTGTGGATCGGCATTGGGTGGAATGCGATCCAAAACTGGTGGTCAACGAGGGCCCAGCTCGCGGTGATCCCCAGATCTGTGCAGGACGAAGCCTTGGGTTTTCTCACGGCGGCGGAAGTGCCGGAACCAGAAGTCACCTTAAACGGTTGGAATGGGGAAAGAACGGAGACAATTCCAGAGACGGAAGTGGAGATAGACGGACCGAAGCAGTTCATTGCCTCTGGGCTCACGTCATCGAAGCGCACCAAGTACGTCGGGTCCCTTTTACAAGAGATCAGAATGGAGTTCGGGCTTTTGCAGGATTCTCCAGCGAACCGTTTGGTGGTACGTAGGTACGCCAGAGACAAGATGAGGGAACATGGTGTCCGGCCCTCACACGGCGCTGACATGCTTCCGGGAGTTGTTGAGCTAGCTTTTGTACCTAGCGACGGTGAGATCAGGGCTAAGCAGTTTGCTGCGTCCGATGTAGCCTTAGCACAAAGAGACCTGTATGAGGAGAACTGGGTCACGCAGGGATTCCGAGGGATCCGCTGGGGTTGGTTCAGGTCACCATTTCGCACGGCGGTCTTCTGGGACAAGGACAGCAGGCAAACGGAGGCAGAGAAGCTTGGCGCAAAGAACTGGTTCGGCCCCACCAAGGGCAGCCAGAAGAAAACGCCAGTCAGCGCCTAGCGGGGCCCTACGCAGGTTGATGGGGTGGAGACACGGGTTCAGGTGCCCGACCACCCGGCTATGGGCATCAGACTACGAGGGTACGCAATAAAGATCCGGAAACTGTTTACCAGACCGGAGCTCGGCACCGCCACAGGGTACGTTGTTCACAACAATTCAGTTAACAACTTGCGGCGGGGTGTTTTTGAACGGGTCTTGTTTAAGAAGTCTTTAAATGGCTTTCAGGCCCTGGATGAGCCCCCGGCAGGTGTGTTTGATGATAGGCTCTTAGAATTCAAGAGGCGCATTGGATCGTTGTTGCCCCCGACCACCCCGATTAGCAGGGAGGCTTTTGCCGACCTGTTTAAGGGTCGCAAGCACACGATTTACCAAGACGCTGTCCGGTCCCTCGCGACGGAGGGGTTAAGACCAAAGGACGCCAACATCAAGGCATTTGTGAAGGCAGAGAAGGTGCGAGTAACACCATCAAAACCTGATCCCGCACCTAGGATCATTCAGCCCCGGGATCCTAGGTACAACGTGGAGGTTGGTAGGTACCTTAAACCTATCGAGCATCGCCTGTATGAAGCAATCAACAAGTTGTTCGGGGAAGTCACAGTGGCCAAGGGCCTCAATGCGACCGCCAGGGGTGAAGTACTGGAGCAGAAGTGGCTCAAGTACAGGGACCCTGTTGGCGTTGGCCTTGATGCAACGCGTTTCGACCAGCATGTCAGCAAGTCTGCGCTTGAGTGGGAGCATTCGATTTACTTGAATTGCTTTTCGCACGGGGACAAGGCTGAGCTCAAAGAGCTCCTCGGCTGGCAGGGAACGAAGCGTGCCAACTCCTGCGTTGGTAGAGCCAGTGATGGCTCAGTGCACTACAAGGTGTTTGGGAAGAGGATGTCTGGGGACATGAACACAGCGCTTGGAAACGTCGTTTTGATGTGTGCTATGGTGTGGTGCTACTTGCGCCACGTCGGAGTTAATGCATCTTTGCTCAATGACGGAGATGACTGTGTCCTGATCTTCGAGCGACGTGATCTTGCCAAACTGTCAACATTGGGGGAGTGGTTCATGGGCCTTGGGTTTGACATGAAGGTCGAGCCACCCGTTTACGATTTAGAGCGACTTGAGTTCTGCCAGAGCAAGCCCATTTGGGTTGACGGGGGGTATCGAATGGTCAGGTGCTTGAATGCATTGGCCAAAGACAACATCTCCCTGATTCCCTGGGAGAACGAGCGTGACATGCGTGGGTGGATGAATGCGGTTGGGGAATGTGGGCTCAGTTTGACTGGATCCGTTCCCATCTACCAGAACTTCTACCAGCTGTATGTCAGGCATGGGGAAAAGACTGGGGTGAATTTGCACCCCGTCATGTACTCAGGTATGCGAATGATGGCAAAGGGAATGGACACTAAGGTGGCCGAACCTAGCGCCAGAACACGCTACTCGTTCTGGTTGGCGTTTGACGTCACACCCGATGAGCAGATAGCGAGAGAAGCGATTTACGACAACATTTCATTGCCTTGGGGGAGCATCAGCCGCGCAGCATTCATTGGCGAGCTCTCTCATTTTCATTACGGGTAGCGGGGTTAGTCAGTCTGGCTTTGAGAGATCCCTGGTATTGTGTAAGCTCTCGGTTGGGGAACCAAGTCGTGCCACACCGCAAGTGTGGCGAGTAGGGGCTAGCCAGGGTGGCGAGTGAGCCAGAAGTAGGGACGGTCTGTGTGGTCAACCACACAGGGGCTGCCGGTCCTTATCCCATAAACAAAATTAAATGTCCGCGAG